TCACCTAGTCCACCATTGATGGCTGGATCATTGCGACGATCCGCATTATTGGCGCTGTCGAAGTCATACGTGTAGAGCTTGTTGCCACGACTGAACACGATGTTCTGCAAGGACGTTCTGCAAGCACTTTGCCAGTTCCATCCTCTAAGTCGTGCCCATGCTTGCACCTTCAGGAATGGAATGTTCGTGTAACTGAAGCAGATCGTCTCTGTGATCGTCACGCCATCAGCGGCCACTGTCGGAATGAACAACATGTAGCGGAAATTGCGAAGATCATACACTGCAAACACATGCTGCTCGATCTGTGCCACACTCAATGGCTGGATCAGTGCAGTGATCAGTGGATCAACGAGATGACTTGCACGGACAGGACGTAGCGTGTTGAATACATTCACTCGACTGATCGAGTTGACACCTACGTTGTCATTGAAGAATGTGTCATCACCGACACTCACCAATGAGCGATGTGCTAGGCATCCAAATTCTTCAATGAACCCATCATCAGAGGGAGTATGCACCGCAGGGGCTGTGCCTGTGTAAACACCGAGATTGACTGGCAAGACCCCACGCTCGAAGGTGACAAGGAGCTTGTCCCGGTATGCGACCATTCCTGTGATAACAGCAGAACCGAGAGAAACGCGAGGGCCGAGATCAAGATTGACAGCATCATTAGGAGCAGGATCACCAAAGAATGTCCCACTCGTGTCCTTCTGGCTGATGAAGATAGTGCTCGGATCAGTCGGCACACCAGCGATGACTGTGTATCGGGCATGCGCGATTATATACTTGCCAACAGGCGTATTGATGTTACTACCGTTGGCTTCATCTTGCAAGAAGTCCACAACCAAGAAGTTCGGATCAGCGGGATCACCTTTGACAATGAGTGGCTTGTCCTTGCCATTGGTAATGAGCAAGTCACTGTTGAAGATTGTGAAGTCAACGAATGTCACACCAGTCGGCCAATGTGCCCCAGATGCACTCCTGACAATGACTGCACCCGTAGCATCAGTCGTAGTGATGTTGCCTGACTTCTGTACGCTCCACACGAAGCCGTTGAAGTAGGTATGGTTCACGATGTCACTCGTGTCAGCGATCTGATTGGTTAACAGCACCGAACCGGGACGCAAGCTCAGACTGCCATCGACGTTGCGCTCTATGTTGTCGAGCACCTTCGCATACTTGGGTGACAAGTTGAGGTCGGTGTCTACGACGTTGAGGCCACCCTCAAAGCTGCGCACCGTGCTGACTTGCAACAAGCTCTGTGCTTGCTGCCCACGAGGGTTCAGGCTCTGTGTCTTGCTTGCATACATCAGAGCAACGGCCCAACGGTGAAGGTGTTGTTCAATCCTTCATCGATCAGCGTGGCATCGGCTGGGAAGCGTGGATCAAGCTGCATGGGCATCTGCACAGTGGCAGCAATCATCTGCTTTCTGCGCTTCTGTGCAAGCATCTGGAACTTGTTCACCTGTGCAGGCACTGTGCCATCATCCACGCAATACATCCATGCCGCATCATACGTGATGAGCAACCTGTCTAGGTGTATCGTGTCACTATCTGACACAGGCGTAGACGCAGACTGTCGTGCCCACACAACTACACTGCCTGTAGCCGTTCCAGGCCATACCCTTAGTGGTCTATGCGGTGTAGTAGCATCGGGACTGATGAATACAGGACCAATGCCTGAATTGTTGATGTTGAAGGGATTGATTGATGGAGGCAATCCACTGATCTTGCGATTGCTCCCATCAGGATACACCGCAGCTATGTCATCATAGTCATCAATGAAGCTGATCGGTCCCTTCAAGTCCTGTGTCAGAAAGCCATTCACACCATCAAGTGGCACAAGCTGATAATACATCAACTGTGGCCACCACATCTCATCCTGTTCTAGTGCAATGGCATCCTGAATGAATTGCCGAATGCGTCCCGATGCATACAACTGAGTTGCAACACCAGGCACTTGTGACAACTCAGTGATTACATCACCGATCACGTCCCCAACAGTAGCCATGCTGCACTCCTAATGGAACAGGCGATGCACGTCGGTCACATGCACCGCCTGCCTCAGACAGTTTCGCAACTCGTGGTTTGTCTACCAGGAGTTCTCTAAGCGAATATCTGCCTGATCCCGTGCAAGCCTCCATTGTTGTTGGAGTTGATATCGTTCACGTAGTCTGCAACAATCGAGATGATGTTGGCACCATTGAGTGCCGTAGTGGGCTTGTATGATCCACGCACATCACCAATAGCTGTGGTAGGATTAGGATCACTCAACTGCGGAGGCGTGAATGTCCCAGGCGTCCCAACCACCAATCCATTGGCGATCTCAATAGGCACACGCAGAGCCTTATACGGAAGGCCAAGCGTTGGTCCCCATCCCGCACTGAGCGTAGCTGTGGCAACACCAGCATTGACAAAAATGCTATCCACATACTTGAACATCTTCTTGGTCTCAACGGCCGTGGCACCTGCCAGTGCTATGATCTCAACCATTGGCTGACCAAGATAGTCAGCACCACGCACAGTAATCTGCGAGGTATTCGCTACGTTTGACACCAACTGGATGCCACGACCAAATGGTTCGAAGATCGTTTGTGCGTTGGCAACCGCGGTTACGTCGTAGTTCGCAACAGCAGTAGCAGCAACAGCATTCAGGATGTTGTTGACCACTGGCGCAGATGGAGCACCGAATGATGTCCGCGTGTTGCTATACATGTTCACATCCGATGCATATTGCATCGCAGGAACATACATGTTGATCCGACGTGGGAAGTTGGTCGGGTTCGTTGCGACAATAGGCATTAGATGACATCTCCTTGGTCAAGAGCAGTCAATCCATCCTGCATCGGTCGAGGACGATTGCGCTCACTACGTTGCACGATCTCCTTCGGTGTCAGGTTGTAGTTCGCTGGCACTTCTTCACCAGTCTCCATGTCCACCATCTTGGGATCATCGAGTACACCGATGCGCATCAACTGTTCCGTGTCATCAGCAGCGACCATGATGCTATGTCCTTGTGGGAAGTAGATCATATACGCTTCGTTGTATTCTTGGATGACAGGCTTCATGGTGCGTGTGATGATGCTCTTGTCTTTTAGCGGACCAATCATTCGCACGTCTTCTTCAATCACCATGACAGTGCGCTTGAAGTTGCCAGTGATCTTCTCAGCCTGAAACGCAGGCTTGATGTTCAGTTGTGGCATCAAACATCCTCACGATGATACGACTCATCAGTGGTAAATGCCTGCTGCTGTTGTTCACGACGTGACACTTCATCCGGCTCCTCCGGTGGTAGTTCCTCCGGTGGTGGCTCTTCCGTCTCGGGCGGTGGCTCTATCACTTCCTCTTCACCCGGCGGTGGACGCTCATGGAAGATGTGTTCTTCCTCAACGATCGGAATAACAGGTACTCTAGCCATCTCCATTGCCTCCTTGTGTTCTTCCCAGGGCAACTTAGCCTCCTGCTGCGGCGATGGCATACATCAGATCGTTGCACAGACCTTGTGTATATGCCTGATCCTCACGCGACATGGGGATGGTATTGTCATACGACACGCTGCTCAGTGCATTCAGCGTAGCGTTACAGCCCTGTGCTTCGATGCCAGTCTGCGTCGAGAGCCATGCATAGTGCGTGCTGCTGTTGTTCCAAGTCGGAACCTGATAGCCCTGCGGAAGTGTTCCACTCATCTGAGTTCTCCTAGTTAGTCATCACTGCATGAGTTCTGTAAGCACGCCATAGGCACCACTGGCCTTGCCACACCACCCTGGAGCCTACTGCATCCACGTTCCACGGTGCGACAAGTTCTTTCACCTTCATGTTCACGCCACGCAGCATATGCAAGCGCAAGTAGGTGTCGTTGATGAAGTATGCGAAGTTGACTGGGCAGTCTTCGTCATACATCAGTGGTATGCCATTGTGCATGCATCCCTCGAAACCGAGGTCAAACATGCGCTTACCGGCTTTGCCTTCATTCAGTGGAATGGTGAACTTGTCCCGCACTGCCTGACGGTAGATACGGTAGATGTTGCGACCAGTGAGGATCACTGTTGGTCTGTCGCCTTTCAGCGTCAGGTCCATGAGGATGTCATCGAACACTTCTTCGATGTTCGTGCTATCCACACCACCAGCGAACACGTATGCACTGGTGCGCCACTGCAACTGCGTGGCACGATTGATACCACCAAGTGTCCCTGTCGTGGGATTGGTGGGAATGAGCGTCAACAGCCCTTGTGGATCAGTGCCACCACCTGATGCATACAGGTATTGTGAGAACTTGTCCTTGATGGACTCTTCCAGCACATTCATCTTCTCCTTCATCAGCTTGAAGATGGCGGCTGCACCGTTGTTCTCATCCTGCTCCTGATCGGAGATGATGACGCTACCAGCGACACGCGACCAACCATACTCAACCGTGTCGAACTCATCGGTCTGGTTGACAGGCAGTGGTGCATAG